AGTACTGCTGAAGAATAAATCTAACAAGAGAGCCCAATAGACGAACCAAGAGAATCTGTTTTCCCAAAATGTTTATGCTATAAACGCCCTGCATAATCGTTCCGTATTCTTCACCCGCGACACCGTCATCTTCAACTGTCGTTTCGCCCAAATAGCCGCCGAGACCTTGCCCTGATTCTAAAATGGTTTCTTGGTCTACGACGCATGTAATAACCGGCAAAACCGTCGATAGATTAGAATAAGACGTATAATACTGAATCTTATCGTTTATGATAATGTCTTTGAAAGTGTTTCGCTCATTATCATCTAAATCAAGAGCATCGAATAAATACGTAAATGTATTGTCGAAATCGCTTCCTGAAGTCTTCAATGATTCGAACGCATTTTTTATTATGCGAAGAATATGGTATTCATTCAACGGAACCATGTGTTTCTCTTTTTTTCCTCCAGTATTCTAACCAAAACTTTGAAGCTCCAGGATTTTTCTTTCCGTACATAGAATTTCCTTGTCCCTTCATTCTAATGCTGTGCTTAGGTCTTTTAATTCCTTTTCTCGACAAGCTCATTCTATTTTTAGACTCTTTAGAATGTTTAAATCCCATCAAATTTTTTCGTATTTTCTGTTTAGTCTCTTCGGGTCTTATTTTCCCATACATGGGATGATTTTCTTTATTTTTAAATCTTTCTTTTAAAGAATAACTAATTTTATTTTTAGAATTAGAAGAAAACTCTATCAAACCACCTTTCGCATCCTTACAAATGTTGTACTCTGGTTTCAAAGTGTCTAGATAGTGTTGTTCTCTTTCAATAAGTTTTGATTTATCTAGAACTTCTTCTATGACTTCAAATGAGAAGTTCTCTTCTCCGTATTTATTCCAGGCTCTTTGAAGATAATCGCTATGATGACGCTGTTTCTTTAAATCTCTTATGTGTTCCGACTGCCTTCTTTTAAAATCTATAGTTCGACCGACATAAAATTTATTGTTTCCTAAGTTTATTATTTCATAAATGCAGCAAATCACTCTTTATTCTGCTCCATCGTCGTCATCATCTTTCACTAAGGTCGCTTTTTCTCCACCCTGAATCTCAACTGCTTTTCCTATTGTTACAAAAGAACAGCCTTTTTTCCAAGTATCGAGCACTGATTTTCTATGACTTATTTCAACCGAATCTATCTTTGAAGAAGCTCGACGTTCCAGGTCTTCAGCAACTCTAGAGCGGACATCATCTGATTTTCTTGGAGTGATGTTCTTTTCTCTAGATGTTTCAGCGGGATAACCTCCAGAAACTCTGGCTATCTTGTCGGACTTTTCAATGTGGTCAATAGTTCTGTCATCCATAGATTTCATTCCCCAGACAACAGCTTTTCCGCCAGGACCACCCTGAGAGAGTTTCTTCTTTTTTCCTTCTTCCATTTCTCTCTTTGTGTCGACCTCTTTAGCTCGACGTTCCCATTCTCCCTGCTCTACTTTTCCTCTGAAGGGACTCACTGACTTTTCGGAAGCCTCACCTGGTTTGCCAGTATAATAGTAAGCGTCTTTTCCTTCTTTTTCAGCTCGTTTTATCAAGTCTTTATTAGAAGGTCTAGAAGCTTTCGTTTCTTGTCGAGGATTTTTTACACCCCGAGTTGATTCAAAATACGCACGAGCTTCAGGCTCCAACAGCCCTTTGACGAGGTCTACTGTTCGTTCGTCAAGAGATTTATTTCGCAATTCTGGATAGTTTCTTCTAATATCCTTTAGATGTTCTCTAATAACAAAGTTTTCCGCAGCTTCTTTTCCTTCTTTTTTTATTCGATCACCTTCTTCTTTAGAAATAGGAATAAGATGATCAGGAAGTTTTACTTCTGATTCAACTGACTTTTCTGACTGTTCTCTATACAATTTTTGTGCGCCTAGACTATAATCAGGTCTATAAGGATTTAATCTTTGTTCAGTCTTCTTTTGACCTTCTTTATTACTCTCTATAATCTTCTTTTTCTGTTCTTCAGACAAAGAAGAACCAGAAGTAGTTTTCACTTGACCATGTCCCGCAGCTTGACCACGATAACGAGACTTTTCCAGTAGAGCATCAATGGATTTCGCTAAATTTGATTCTTCAGATTTCTTAGTGGGAACAGTTTTCGTTTTAGTCGGCATTCCAGGCTTGAAAGGTTTTTGTTCCTTGTCGCGCCAAGTGATCTTATTGTCGTCTGTTTTCTTAGTACTACTTTCAACAGATTTTCTTGTTCCGCGCTCGACCTGCTTCGCTCTACGTTCATCCTCTGCCATGACTCCAGACCGAGGTTTCTTTTCGTTTTTCCAAGCAGCAGAAAGTTCATCATCTATCTGCTTATTAGACATCTGGCGAGGATTTACATCGCCCTTTGCTTTATTTATAAGATTATCTATAATCGATTTATTCATCTTAGTCCTCTTTATGTCGAGCTAGTCCTCTTTCAGCAGCTTTTCTATCATGAGGGTCTTTACTTTCAGCGAGTTTCTTTAGATTAGAAACAGAACCCCCTTTTGTTCGCTCATAGTGTTCTTTTTCTGTGGGACCTGGATTGCTCATCGTCTGGACTTTAGTGACATCGACAACTTCTTCTCCATCACTTCCAGAAGCTTTTGCTTGTTGTCGCAGCTTGTATGCAGGTGTTTCGCCTGCACGGAGACGTCCTTTAGCTAGAGAAACCATGTCTCTATAGACATCAAATGCTTTGTTGAGGTCTGCGACTTTTTCAATGTTTGATTTACTCATTTTATTATTCCTCGTCAAGAAGTTCCTCTAGAGACTTATAGAGTTCTGCAATCTGAGACTTCATTGAACGGAGCTTTTCCTGGTCGCCAATAGAGACGGGCTTTCCCTTGTCTTCCATCTTTCCAGTTTCCTTGTTTCGTTCACGAGCCTGAATCTCATCTGTCTTCTTCTTATAGACGTATCTCTTTGAGTCATCCTTTTCTGGCTTTCCTTCGGCACCCTTCTTGTGAACACGAGTTTCTGGCTCAGACTCATAAGAAATCTGGCGAACTTTCTGACCATCAATCTTAGCTGATTTATCTGGCGAGCCCTTTTCAAGACCCATGTTTTCTAGAACTGACTTTGAGAATTCCATTGACCATTCCTTAGACATTTGTGTATCTCCTTCAGATTTTTCTATGTCGAAATCGTTTTCTGATTTTACTTGAGAAGTTGTTCCTGAGAATCTCTTTAGAGCATTCGCCTTCATTTTTTCTTTTTCTTCTGCGGCTCTTTTTAGCATTGCAGGGTCTTTCACTCCACCTGTGTGACCTGCTGGCTCTGCATGAACCTTGGCAGTCTGACCGGGGTCAAGATTTCTCCCACCAATGAGTGCTTTATCAATAGTTTCATCTCCCCAGCTTTTAGCCAAGAAGTTTACAATCTGATCATCGAGGGACTTTCCTGCATCAGGAAGTCTTTCCTCATCTGTTTCCATCTCGTCTTCAAATTCTTCAGGGAGATTGTCGGTAAGATTGTCGGACTTTTCAAGATCTCCATCTTCCATTGAGGCTCTCTTTGTGGTAACTCCAGGATTTCCACCTGAACCAGTTACATGATCAACCGAGCGGACGTTTGATTCGTGACCCTCAGAACCTATAGTATCTTCTGAGCCATCCTGGAATTCTTGACCTGATTCGTTCTTGGCTTTCTTTCCCTTGTTCAACTCATCGAGAATAGCCTGAGCATCTGGATGACCCTTTAGCATTGTAGCGGCCGTCATTTCATCGATTGTATAAGATCTTTTCATTTCTTTAGCACCTTCCGATAAAAGTTTTTTATATTTTCCATAGTCACCAGAACGTTTCTTGTCCCAAGCCTTACGACGCTCAATAGCTTGCTTAACTTCAGCATCTTCTTCGGGAGTAGTCGTTCTAACAATTCTATCTTTATTTAGATTATCATCCATAGAGTTGTTTTCTCTGTATTCTTTTATTTTTTTATTATCTTCAGGCCAAGAAGGATTTCCTTTAGTGTCTGAAGCATCAGCGCGAGCATCATAGTATTCTGTCATTGGATCGAAAGTTCCCTTTGCTCTTGCAACTCGATTAGCCTGAAAATACTTTCTTGCTGTTCTAGTCTTCGATAAGTCTTCAAAATAAAGAGGAGGTATGATTCTATTTTTCATTTTTATCCTCAAAACAAATAAGCATCTGGGATAACCAGCTTTGCTGTGAATAGTCTAGGGAGGTCTTCATAGGCCTGTACTCCGCCTTCAGTGGCTGGTTTTCCTGCTACAAAACCTCTTATTTCGTGAGCGGCAGTGATAACATCATACGTTGGATAATACGCATAAAGAATGCTAAATGATTTTCCAGTAGCTGGTCTGCAACTGCTTTCTGACCAAACCAGTTTTCCATCTGTATTAGAATCTACTTGTCTCATGTCAACCCGAAGATTTGTACAATCGTAAGATTTTCCATCTTCATCTATTACTCGAAGAAGTTCCACGATTGGAAAAGTAAAACTATAAGTTGTTTTAGAGGGGTCGAAAATGGCCGCCTCACTTCTAAAAGTCACTGATTCCTTGAAAACCACTCTATCTCTAATGTTGACTTTATTTTCAGGTTCACAAGTCATGTTTACATAAATGTTGCTCAATAAACCAGGAACGGGAGTACGATAAGTAGTCGTTTGTTCTTCTCTACGTGTAGATGAAGAGACGATTCTTATTTCCTTATTGAATACAAACGTCCATCCTGTTCCATTGCAAAGTGCACATGTTATCTGTCTAAACTTCAAATCATTTTTCTGAGTTTGAAGCGTGCATGGACATACTAGCGCTTGATGCCAATCATAAAGAGCACCGTATTTCTGTATAAGACCAATGGCAGCTTTAGTCGAATAATCAATTTTTAGAGGATCAAACTGAATCCTGGCGCCTCCTCTTGGCGTATTCCTATTGAGAGCACACATATTCAACTCTCTTGTTTTTTAATGTTTCACTTATTTTTCTTTTTTGTTCTTCTGAAATATTTTTTCCTTTATTCCAAGGAATTCTTCCAATTTGAGATTCACTTATTTTATTTCTTGTCTCTAATGAAAGTTTTCTTCCTTTCATATGAGATTCTTTACCTTTTCTAGAAATAGACATCTTTATTTTTGATTCTTCTGTATGTTTCTTACCCTTCATGCATCCTTCTCTACCTTGCAAAGATTTTGACATTTTTAATTTTGATTCTTCTGAATGTCTTTTTCCATAAAACGGATTATTTTTCCCAATCATCTTTCCTCTTTTAGATTCAGACATATTGCGGCGATGATCGTCGGAAAATTTCATTCCTTTTCTGCCATCACTTATTTTACGGCGATCTTCTTCAGAACGTGTTTTACCTCTATGAAACGAGCCTATTTTAGCTTTAGATTCTTCAGAATGTTTAGAATTAAATCCATCGCCACCTTTTGAAATATTATATCCTATATTAGGATCTCTTGAATTGTAAAAAGAAATCCAATATTTCTCTTTATTATTTAATTCGTCTCTAGAACTAGCTGTGTCTATATTTTCTCTTTTAAAATTCTCTATGCCGTATTTTAATATGGCTCTTTTTAAATAAATTCCTGAACCTAAATATGATTCTCTTGTCCCCTCATATTTGCCTATATAAATTTTTCTATCAATTAAATTTGTCGTTTTATAAATTAGCATGCCGTCAGGCTCAAACCATAGAAGTACTGTCTCAACGATTTGACAACCTCCTCCATCTCACGTTCCATTTGCCTAATACGTCCAGAATAAGCAGCGTTTTCAGCAGATGCCGTAGTGCTTACAGATTGAGATAATCCATCTATTCCGATAGAATAGCCCGCCAAACCTGCTTGACCACCGAGAGCTATTTCACCAAGTACATTTAAAACTCCAATCGTAGCATTCATGCCGATTAGATAACCCAATAAATCAGGAATGCAGTCAGTATCACAGTATCCCGCCGAATAAGATACCCTAAGAATCTGAGGTACATACGTCGTCGACTGCATCAAAGGCATGAATAACAGAAGATTGTTTGCTATGTTGGCACTTGCTAGTATTCCATAGTAGGGAATCAAGTTTATCTGAGCTGCTTTCTTTTTCAACTGAATCCACTCAGGAGGTATAGTTATCTCAGAAGTTATGACATTGAGAGACATGTGAGTCACTTCAATGGCTGGTCTATGATTGAGCGTTATGTATCCGTAACCACACATCCATTCTTCTAATCGATAATCGTATGTCTCATGCTCGTATGTCTTTTTCTTTATGTCGATGTTTAGAAGTATCTCTGCTCTACTTATTGCAGAATCAATGTAGAATTGTAGAGCCTCGTCGGACAATCTATCATTGTCGTATTCGAGAGGAATCTTCCACAGCCAGACGGAGCGCAAAAAATCCGGGGTCAAATCTTTTAGCAACATTGTTTTTTCTCCAGATTCCTCTTTCGTATAGACTCAGACATTTTTCTTTTTAGACCACTTCTATGTGCATTCCATCTTTTTCTAAAACTTATAGCGCTTCCAATGTAGAACTTTCCATCAACTTGATTGACAATCTTATAGATTCCTGAAGATTCCATCTAGTTACTACCATTTCCGTTCTTACGTTGTTCGTATTCGCTATAACTAGCATTATGACATTTTGTGCATTCTTTTATAGATGCAGTTGTATGATGTATTTTTGATAGCTGCTTATGAAAAGCTATTCTATCATTTATTATTGCTCTAATGGTGATGTTGCTTTCATGAATGTCACCACGGAGCTGAATAATGTCTTTCTGAAGAGTTACGACTTCTGAAAGAGCGTATAAGAACAAGGGAATCAAGACAGCTTGAAGAATCTGAATGATGGAAGCAAAGTATCTTTTTGTTTTATCTTTGTTTTCGCGTTCTTCTATTTTTACTAGAAGCTCTTCAAGTGACATTGAAACTGCGTCACGGATGTCATCTTTCGTCACATTCTTTTTATCTTGAGCAGTCATTTTATTATCCGTTGAATGTCGTGACTGCTGCTGTAATCGCACCTGTACCTGCAATGATCAAATAGACATTATCTTCTGTTGGTTCAATGTATTGACAAAATGGCGCAGCCTCGAAGAAACTAGACAAATCAAGAGGTCCGGCAGTCTGCGTGAAAGTGAACTTCGTCGTCACTATTGTTCCTGCATTTTTTCCAAAACCAATAGAAATAGTGGCTCCCGCAGTAATGACAGAATAAATGATGTATCGAAGGCCCTTTTTCAGGGGAAGATTTATCGCACCGCTACCATTATAGTATTGCGCCTTATGACGAAGTATAGACGCAGTATTTTGTGAAATCGTAGGAGTTTGAGATGTGTATACTCCTGTTACGTCAGCCATTGTTTACTCCTAGCCTATGTTAAATATTTTCTATGTTTTCAGCTGTTTTGGATTTCTTTTTTGATTTCTTAGTAGATGCAGGTTGTTCCGCTTCACTCACAAATGATTGACCCTCAGAACCCACCTCTTCGTTTATTGATTGCGTTTCTGCAGCTATTTTTTCTTCCTCTGCAGCAATCGCAGCTTTCATTTTTGCGACACCCTGAGGAGTAACATCAATAGTTACATTTTGAGTATTTGACTTTATTCCGAGACCTTTTCGTATGTTCTCTAGACGCTTCTCATTCGCAAGTCGAGACGATTCCTCGATTGCTCTAATCTGAGAAGGTGTGAGGTGCGCGTATTCGTTTTGCGTGAGAGTTCTATTCCCAACTCTAATGTAGTTCATGTCTTTCTCCTATACTATAATAGTTGAATGAAGTGGGGCTCAATAAAGAGCCCCATTCCGTAAGTATTATGCGTTTTCGCCACTGATACCAGAGTATCCTGAGTAACCAGATTCACCAGAGTAACCTGAGATACCAGAGTATCCAGAATCACCATCGGTGCCAGAGATACCAGAGTATCCAGATGTGCCTGTGGCTCCCGAATAACCCGAATCGCCCTCTGCTCCAGAATATCCTGAAACACCAGAATAGCCAGATGTTCCTGCAGTACCAGAGTATCCAGAATAACCCGAGTCACCGCTATAACCAGAGACACCTGAATAACCTTGCTCGCCCTTTAGCGGATTTGTATAAACATAGCCAGTAGAATCACCAGCTGCTGGATAGTTAGCCATTTATTTCCTCCAATTTATTCTTTCTATTAAGATCCTGTATAGCCTGAGATTCCAGAGTAACCAGATTCAGCATCTCCTGAATAACCAGAAACACCTGAGTAACCTGAAACTCCATCATAACCAGAAACACCCGAGTAACCAGATTCGCCTTCATAGCCAGAAACTCCAGAATCGCCTTCGTATCCTGAAATACCGGCGTATCCAGATGTTCCTATAGGTGCAGCAGTTCCAGAATAGCCTGAAGAACCTATTCCTGACATTCCAGAATAACCTGAATCACCTCGGGGTCCTCTAGCCACTGTAGGCATTACGTATGGAAATCCCGTAGTGTCGCCTGGACGAGGGTAAAGTGTCATTTATTAAAACTCCTCTTCGTTTTTATCTTTTAAATAATAAATCGCTCTAGAAAGAAGTTCGATCGAATCGTCAAAACCGCCCAAAGACATATTGCAGTTTCGACATAATAAACCTCTTATTTCTCCTGTTTTATGATCGTGGTCTACTGAAAATCTATTATGAACCCTGCTACTTGTAGAATCGCATCCACAAATAGCACATTTATTTTCTTGTCTTTCTAAGAGTCTGTCATAATCTTCTATTGTTATGTTGTAAAGTCGTTTTAGCTTACCATTTCTACGTTTTCGATCCCATTCATCAGAGCTGTATTTTCCTTGCTCTTTATACTTTTTGTACATCTTGCTAGTATAATATGGGTTGTTTTTATGAAATCTTTCTTTGTTCTCTTTACAGCATTCTTTACATGATGGATGAAGACCATCTTTTCTGTTCTTATCTTTTACGAAACATTCTTCTGATTTTTCTGTTTTACATCTGCAACATTTTTTCATTATTCTATTCTATTCTCTAAGAAAAAGAGCCTAACAGCGATCATGCCGTTAGGCTCTTCCAGTTTATACGCTGTTTATCTATACTTTATTTATTTTATTTACTTACTAAATCCGAGATTTCGTTTTAGTATTTGATGTTTATCACGCGCGTCCATTTTAAGGGAGCAAAAATC